TGGCGGATATAACTTTCTAAAACCTGCTTATTTATTGTCATTTTAGTCCTTTGTGGCAATCGCTTTAACTATGTCATAAACATCATCGAGCCTTTGCCCAATGCCTGACTGCCGTTCTTCCAATCTTACAATGCGGTCTGCTAAAGACGAGCCTCCATTGGGCTTGAGTTCCAATAAAGTATCTTCAATAGGTCGTAGCCTTTTGTCAATAAAGACCTCTAAACTTTTCTTCAACGGCTTGTATACCAATGTTCCTCCTAGGGCTAAAACCCCGAGTATTGCGCCAGATACGGCTGCGACTAACTGGGCATATTCTTGTAACAACATGGGTTAAATGTTACCTCAAAAGTAACAGATTTAGTGACTCAAGCGAGGTCGCCAAGAGCAATAATGTCACCCTTATTTACCAACAAAACAACAATGTCATCTAACTGAGGTGCATAACTGTGTAGGTATCTAATGCCAGTAACAGCGGTTGAACTACCAGATATTAAAACGCTTATTCTTGTGTTGCCATTGGTCTTTGCTGTAACTTTTCCATAATGAACCGACATGCGATTACTTTGGTTAGCGATTGACTTAATGATATCTGCGAAGTCCATAATTATCCTCCCACCAAAACTTGTTCGCCAGATGCGACTATTCGGACTGTTCGTGCGTTAGCGGACATTTCATTTTGTGCGTTCAAGGGTATATCCAAAGAGTCAATAATTACAAGGCGGTCTACTTTTGCACCATTTGACTTTACATAAATTACATCTTGAACATCCAAACTTGGGTCAACCAAGGAACTAAATGTGATTTGTTCTTGCTTGCCTATGTAAATGTTTAACAAACTGTAGGCAGCCTTAAGCGCTTCCGCTTCTGTCGCGAGCAAACTGGTTTCCACAAATATAGGTACTTCGCCAAAGACGCCAAAGCGATAAGTTGGACTTGATGTATCTTCATCCCATGCTTCTACTCTAATTGGAAGGACTACATCCGAACCCTCGATGGTGTAGATAACTCCGTTGAAAGTTTGCTTTGTTGAAATCATCCTATCTAAACTTGTAATTGTCGTTCCAGCACCTTCGACATAAAGTGCCGAGACAACTGAACCATCAAGAGATGGGAATTGCTGCATTCGAACGACACCATTTTGGTCAAAAAATAAGTCGAAACCAACCAACTCCGCAATTTCAACTGCGTCTTTCCATGGGTCATTACTATTTTCCGAACCCAAGATAACCTGATTAACGCTGACATTTGTTGTAGGAAATGCTAACTCTGCGTCTGGGTATCTATTTTTTATTAAGTCGGTTAAAGCACTTTCAAGACTGCCATCCGATAGTTGATAAGGTTCTGTCCACTTTGCTCGTGCGATACGAATAGACCTATCCTCACCTGCCAGTTTAATTGAAACGCCTTCATTTGTATCTTGAATACTCACTTCTGTAATAACAAAAACCCCTAGCGGTACATATTCCTCTGTTCCATCTTCATATTGAACTCCACGATATAAGCGCAACTCATTTCCAAAAGGGGTCAATAAGTCAAAATCATTATCTGGAACTAGGTTTGTAGTTTCACGACCTGTTACAAGGGTGACCTCACAAGTCCTTCGAACCGCTGAACTTGCGTTCACTGATACTGAGCCTTCTGAAATGTTTATCTCTTGTAATTTTTGGTCGCTTGCCCAAACCTCTGCTTTAGCGATAACAATGTGGTCGGTTCGGACTGCTGCCTTAAAAGCAGCACTAGACGGATACATTATTCATCAACCTCAACATATGCCAAGTCAATGTCACGATAGATAACTCCACCTTGCTTGCTTTCTGCCGCAAAAGTTCTTGATGTGATGCGAATATACTTTTGATTCCCCGCAGGGTCTTGAACAAGGATTGTTCCTTGATGTACCATCACAGGATAGAACGCGTCATACTCTGCTTCGGTCAGGGTTTTAATACTATAGATTCCATCTTCTCCTTGAAGTGGACCTGCTACAACAATAGGTCGAGTTGAACCTAATGGTCGAAATACAGTGTTTGGTTCTTCAATATTTGTGTCCAACTGAGCGAGCACTCGGACATCACCGATATTTATTGAGGGGTCTTCAATTACTTTGAACCACCATGTTTCATCATTTGTAATTAAAACCTGCTGGACAGTTGACCAAGCAGACGGAAATTCATTTGAACTGCTATCCACCCCTACTGCGCGAGCGCGATAATAAGCAACAATTCCGCGTGGTGCTTCATAATCAACTGCTTGACCTATGTGGCTTGCGTTTGGAACTAGGTTTTCACCATTACGAACCCCATCATAAATAGTTCCGCTATCATCTGAGCGGTGAACATCAAAGTATTGACTTGTATAGCCAGTTGGCGATGTTCCAGTTACAGTTAGAGTTGCTTGACCTAATGAACTATTCCAAGAAGCAGACAGGGTTGGAACAGAGGGGGGCGTTACAGTTATAGTAAATTGACTATAAGCAAAATCAGAATAAAAGGGTGAGCCGTTTATAGACTTTGCCACACGAACATAAGCGCGATAAGTGCCACTAAGGAGTAAATCACCAACCACAGCCGTATTATCCGAAGACGCAATTTCTCCTGACTCGTAAGTAGGTGTAGAAGTAAGCGCATTAAAACCCCCTGCTCCGTATTGTGCCGCTGAAAAGATTTTCAGTTCATAAAATGCCTGTGTTTCGTTATCTGTGTCTGCATAAGCCCAAGTCACATCGGGCGCAGTTGTAGTTGTAATAGTTCCAGTCGGTTCTGAGACAGTTACAGTAGGTTGTGTTGAAATGTCTATATCCACATACAGTTCATAAATACTTCCAAGAACGCCAGTGTCATTGTACTCTGTCACTTTTGCTCGCAAGCCGTTAATTGTAGTCTGCGACCAATCTTCTCCATTGGGCGCTGATGTTTGATATGGTCCAACAAAGGTTGTTATTGTATTCAACCCGCGAATTGCGAGTGCGGAGTGAAAGTAGTTTTGATTATCTGCTCGCGTTCCAAGGTAAACATTTATCCGACCTTCGGCAGTTGGCGTTGTTGCCCTAGCACGGATGCGACATCTTTTTACGCGCTGAGATGCTGTAATAGTTGTGGTTCCAAAATCCAATAATGCACTGGCTTGACCAACAACAGATGTTGATTTGGAAAAGAAAGTAGAGTCACTGTTGTCACTTGTCGCTGCGTTTAATGAAGCAGAACCACCTGAAATGGTGAATGATGAAGCACCAGATGCAATAGCGTTGGGGCGAACTGTTGTAACTGCCATTAACTTGTCCTCCGTGTGTGTGTTGCTGTTAGTACGGCTTTAGCAACAGTGGCAGAGGTTACAGTAGGTACAACCTTTGCTGTATTTATTGTTATGTTTGCCGTTACAGGAGTACCACCCGCACCAGCCGTAGACCTGCCAAGGGTATATCCTGCAAGACTTGGTAGTCCTGACGAAGTGGTTCCCGTAGGGGTTGGTGTTGGTTTAGGAATGGTAGGCAAAGTAGGTTTAACCCCAGTAGGTGGAGCAATTGGAGGGAAAATTAGTTTTGGTCCAAATAGCATTTTATACAAGTCGGCAGGCATTTCCTTCTTGTTAAAACCTGCTGCATAAGCATCTGTGTTTGGAACTAAACTTTGTCCCTGCATATTGTAACGAGGTACATTATTCGCAAGGTCATATTTTAGCGCGTCCGCTTTAGCCTTTGCTAGTTTTTGCGCTGCCGTTAGTCCACCGCCACCGCCACCGCCACCGCCATTAGTGTCTTTTTTGTCGTCATCGCCAGCACCAGCCAAAGCATTTGCAGCATTAGCAGTAGCGGCTATTTGTTTGTTTAGTGCTGCTAAATCTGCTGATGCTCCATCAACAATGACACCAATACCTGCGGCAGCACCAGCCATAGCGGCAGTAATAGCAGCGGCAATACTTGTGGCAATAGCAACCAAAGCGGCTTTTTCTTTTGTTAGCCTATCAACCAAGCCCTGAGCAATGTCAGCAGCCGTTTCACCACCAAGAGTTTTTAGTGACGCTAAAGCAGTAACAATACTATCCTTAACAGCAGTTGCAGAATTAGTGACGAGAGTGAGATTCTCACCACCAAAAGCGGTAGTCAATGAGTTGATTAAACCAAGACCGCTTGTAAGTGCCTCAGGTGCGAGCAACTTCATAATCGTGTCAATGTTTGTTTTTATGGTAGTTGCGGAAAGATTGACATTGTTTAGATTATCTTTACCAGATAAAGCACCAATTAAACCATTGATAAATCCTTGAGCATTTTGTAAACCAACGGCTGATAGAACACTTATTGTTGATTTGATTTTATCTACAACCAACTGCGTAGCGGGTCCAACTGTTTCCTTGGACTGGCGTTCAAACTCTCCAACAAGTGAGTTAATTAAATCGCTTGCGTTGGTTAATCCTGTGTCTCCAAGAACTCCCATAATTGCACTTATGTTAGAAACAATATCCTTCATCGTAGCGTCAATTAGTTCAACACCAAGTTCCGCACCATCGCGGAATGCAGTCGTCATTGCTATTGCCTGTGCGTACATTTTGTCTGAGGCAGCGACACCAAACTGGTCTGATACAACGCCTATTTGACTGTACAGAGAGTTGATTTCAGCAATTTGCCCCGCATTTGCCGTTGCGAGTGCGGTAACTGCCTGACCTGCCGCTTCTGGACCCGCTTCTAATAGTTGGCGAACATAATCTCGATTTAATCCTGATGCTAATAATTTGTTAGCGTTGGAAGCAAAGTCCGCGATGGTTTTTAGTCTTTGCTTAAGTTGCTCTGTGATTGTATCAACGCCGCTTGTTGATTTCTTTAGTTGTGTGATGACTAATCCAGTGGCGGTTTTAATAACAGTATATGTTGCCTTCGCATCTGTTTTGGCAAGGTCAGCGATAGCAGTAGCAAAGGATTTAAGTGAACTGGTTAGGCTGGCACTAAATTGTTTTTGGTCACCAATTAGGTCATCGAGTCTTCCTTGTGCTGCTTCAAGGACTTTTATTGCTTTTACTCTTGCTCGAGCCGCGTCAATTAAGCCGTTTGTTTGAGCATATAAATAAGCCTTAACCGCATCACGCGCTCCTGGGGCTAACTCTGTAAATCTTTGATTGACTATTTCAACCAACTTGTCATACATTCCAATAATTGAATCAACTGTTGCTTCTGCTCCACTGAGTGCTTTTTTGACTTCGCTTGTTTCACCAAATGGTGTAGCAAGTAGTTCGCCAATCTTTTTCATAGCACTTGCGCGTTCCTCTAGTGCTTTTTCAAGGTCTTTTGTTGCTTCATCTAATTCATCGCTTTTTGCTTTTATGAGGTCGGCAACTGCCGCTAAGTCCTCAGTCATTGCTTGGACATCTTTTTTAACCTTATCAAAAGCACCACGGAGATTAGCGAGAGCGGAACCAGAGAGCATTTTACCCTTTGCCTCAAACACAGCGTTAAGATTATCGAGCGCATTTGCTACTGCGTCTCTCGCAGCATCCGCACCCTTTTCAAATGACTTAGCAAAATCAGAAGATAAATAGGTGTTGTATTTTTCAACCGCTTCTTCAAGATTTCTTTTCATTTCAGCAAGTTTTTTAGCGGCTGCTTCTGCCTTCTTTGCTGCCGCTGCTAATGCTTTGGCTTGTTTATCACTTATCGTTATTTTGTCTGACCTTCCAAGTGAAGCCAAGTCAAGAGGCGTGTCCGCCGCCTTCTTAATCTTTGGTCCTTCAACTTCTTTTTTATTTAAGCCGTCTAGGTTCTTTGTAAAGCCTTCCACTTTCCCAGCAGCATTATCAAAGAATTTGCCAACCCCTTTAGTCATAGTTGTTAGCCCGTCATATGCTTTTTTAGCATCTGGACTAATAAATGAAAGAAGTTTTAAGAATAACTTCATTGGACCAGTAACAATATTTACAATCGCTTCAGCAAATACTCCAACAACTCTTATGATAAACCCAATCGCCATAAGTCCTGCTTTACCAACAGTAATCATCATTTTTCTGAAAGTGTCAGATTTTTTCCATAACATAGCAAAGCCAACAATGAGTAAAGTTGCTGCTGAAATAATCAAACCGATTGGGTTAAGTCTCATCACAAGGTTCAACATCTTAAAACCTTTAGTGAGCATTTTTATTGACTTGCCCTTTAATGCTGCAATAACAATAAATGCCTTGTGAACAGCATTAACCACTTTAACTTGAATAATGTAAGCCGCCATAGCCGCCGCTACCGCAACAACCGCGCCGACTAACACTTGAAACGCAGCAGCATTTTTTGTAATAAATCTTCCGATTGCGCCAAGAACCTTAATCAACCCAATAACCGCGCCGATGGCTAATTTAATTGCGGGAACAATTAAGCCTGTGAAGACTGGTTCAAACACTGTAACTATCGCTTTGCCAAAGTCGAATAAATTCTTTAATAGACCTCCAATGAAATTAGCGAAGTCTTGAACTGATTTTCCATCAGCAAATTTGGCTTGTAACTCTGTAAGTGCTGGAGTCAACAGTGTGCTTAAACCGCCAGTAACAGAGCCAATGATTGGAAGAAGCGCATTTCCAAGTGCTTCTTTTGTGTCGTTAATTGAGTTTGTAAACTTTCTTTGCGCAATAGCAGCGGGTCCACCAGCAGTTGCAGCAAAATCCCTATAAGTAAAATTAAGCACATCAACAATCGCTGCTGCTCTTTCGCTTTCTGTTCCAGACGCAATCATTTTCTTGGTATTAGCATCAAGCACGAAGCCCTGTTTAGTAAGTGCTCCAAAGTTTCCGTTAATTGCTTGGGCGAGACCTGTTGTCATCATGCGGAACTCGTCTGCTCCCGCTGCCGCACCCTTTTCCGCAACGACATAATCTAAAATTGTGGGCGTAAGTTTAGCGATGGTACTTCCGTGTAAATCAAATGTTGCCAACTGGGATTGAACAACTGTTACATTCTCTTTTGATATACCAGTTAAGTCCTCAAGTGCCTTTCCTTGCTGAAAAAGAACTTGTATCTGTGCTTCGGTTGCACCATTAGTGTTTAACAGAAGTTTGCGAAGTCTGTTTTGTGCCGCACCAGCGGTTTGTGCTGCCTGAACTGAGTCGCGACCTAATTTGATAGCAAATGCAGCGGCAGCGGTAGCCGCAACGCCAAACCCTACTTTTAATTTTTTACTTAAAATCCCAGCAGTATTATCAGCAGATTTGCCGACATTATCTGTCGCCTTGGAAGCATCAGACATAGCCTTTGAGAATTGAGCAGTATCCGCTTTTAAGCGAACCAACGCATCTACAACTGCCATCTAATTTTACTTCCTTCTTCTAGCCTCTTGTTCCTGCTCCCATATCCGCAACCGCTCAAGCGATTCCCACTCTGATAATTCTTCAGCAGAGATAGGGCGAAAGGCTGGACTGCCGTAAAGTAACTCTGCGACAGTCCTGCCCAAACGCTCTGCTAGTTCGAAGACGAACCTTCGATAGCCGTTGCGGAGGAATCTTTTCCCGCCTCATCAGCCGAGTCCTGTGTAAATCCAGACAACCTCATACCAACTTGCGCAAGGCGGTCTAACGCCACAGCGGATTTGGAAAGGAGAGTATCGCGGTCAGAAGGCTTGAAAATCTGTTCGCCAGTTTCATTATCAAACGATGTAGCAATAACAATCTCTGGATAAACAAACTGGAGGTTAATTCCACCTTGTTGGTCCACTGCTTTGTCCATGATACGAGTACGCTCTGCGCCTGTCATACCTCGAACATCTACTGTTACTCCCCATTCAGGGACTTTTACTTTCTCGCTTGGGATATCTTCTGCTGCGAGGATTTGGTCTCTTAAGGACACGATATTCTCCTTCTGGTCTCTTGGACTCGGTTGTTGGATTTATTTAGTTGTTATGCGTAAGCACCACGGGTTACTGCGCCCGTGATTTGGAACTCTGCTGAGAAGGAAACAATGTCGCCTACTCCTGCTGATGTTTCGTATGAAGTCAAGAAAGCCTCACCTGTGTACTTTGTAAAACTAGCAGTTGAACCTTCAGGACCATATTCAAATGATACTGAGTCAGTCTTTCCTACAATAGCAGCCAAGTGCGCATCTACAGTAGCGTCAAATGAACCTTCAACGCTAATAGTTGCGCCCGTGAAGCCAATTACATATGAGCGGTCAGACGAACCAAAAGAGGTTGTCTCTAAAGTTTCTGCTTCGCGTGGAAATGAAACAGAGTTAAGTGTGTTACTAATATCGGTAAGTGTA